ACCAGCGCGGTTACGATCCTTTAGTGTACGACAACGCTACAGGTCTTCGTACATTTACTGTAGCTAATGGTACAGCTACTGCATCAACTTTGAAGTGTCACGATGCTATAGGCGCATACGGACGACTATGGGTTGTTGACAACGCAACAGACAGTCAAACGATTTACTGGTCTGATCTGTTGACAGGCACAGACTTTACTGGTGGCTCTAGTGGTTCTATTGATGTGTCTAAAGCGTGGCCTGACGGGTACGATGAAGTTAGAGGATTAGCTGCACACAACAACGCTCTGATTATATTTGGCAAGCACAGCATCCTTGTTTATGGCGGTGCTACCTCTCCAGCTAGTATGGCTCTGGTTGACACTGTTGCTGGTGTTGGTTGCATCTGTAGAAACTCTATACAACACACAGGTACAGACATATTGTTTATGTCTAACTCAGGACTGCGTAGTTTTGGAAGAACAATCCAAGAAAAGTCTATGCCTTTGTCTGACCTGAGCCTCAACGTAAAGACTGAGATCATTAGCTTGGTAGAAAACAGGACGTTGCCGACTGCATCTGTGTACAGTCCTGAGAACTCGTTTTACCTCATATGTTTTCCAGATCAATCAACAGTGTACTGCTTTGATCTTAAGGGCAGGCTGGAGAACGGAGCGTACAGAGTAACCAGATGGACTTCTGTACCTCACAAAGCATTTGAAAGAAAAGTAGACGGTACGTTATACATTGGTACATCTGATGGCGTAGGCACGTACTCAGGTTACGCAGATAACACTTCTGCTTACCGCTTTAGGTACTACAGCCCCGGCTTAACCTTTGGTGACCCATCAAAGATTAAGCTGCTGAAAAAGCTACGACCTACTCTGGTTGGTGCTAGCGGCGCTACTGTGTTTATGAAGTGGGCTTATGACTTAGACACTGATTTTAAGACTTACGAATTTACCGTGGGAAACCAGACGCCAGCATACTTTAATGTTGATGAGTTTGGAATCGGTGAGTTCACAGGTGGAGAACTAACGACAAGAAACCCTGTACAAGCTACAGGAAACGGAAGCATTATTACTATAGGGCTAGAAGCCGAAATTGACGGGTCTGCTCTGTCTCTCCAAGAAATTAACGTATTAGCATTAATAGGTAAAACGGTATGAGCAATTATACAAAGACTACAAACTTTACCGCTAAGGATACTTTGCCTTCTGGAGACAGCGGTAAGATCATTAGGGGTAGCGAATTTGATACGGAGTTCGATGCGATAGAAACAGCTAGCGCAACCAAAGCTGACTTGGCTTCTCCTACATTTACAGGCACTGTGACGATACCTGCTCTGACATTTACGGGTACGCTGTCTACAGGAACGATTGACGGAGGTACTTACTAATGGCTGATGAATTTAATTTCACAGATTTCTTAAAAGGCACTGCGCCTCTGCTTGGTTTGTTGGGAGGCGGTGCTGCGCTTGCTAACGCTTACGATAGGCTTGGGGGAATTGGAGAAGCTGCACAGCAAGGCGCAATGCAGATTGCACAACAAGGGCTTACGCAGTCTCAGTTCCAGCCATTTACTGTAACGTCTACAACAGGCAGTCGGTTTGGTTATGATCCTACAACCGGCGCTGTTTCGATGGGTTTGTCTCCTGCTGAACAACAGCTACAAAACAGAATGATGGGACAGGCTTCTCTGTTTGCAGGACAGCCACCAGCAGGTGCGGCAGGGTTAACGCAAGCAGGACAGCAGACTCTTGCGAGAGGTCAGAGCTTACTTGGTCAAGGCGCATTCGGCAGAGGACTGGCTGAACAAGCTTCAAGACGCGCATACGGGCTTGGTGAGCAGTTTATGGGTGCTGCACAGGCGCAGCCAGCAGACATTAATTTATTAAGAGGACAGTTTGCAGGACAAGTTGGCGCACTTCTTGGACAACAGCCTAGTGCTGGAATAGGTCAATTCGGACAACAAGCGTTAGGCATGGGTGCTGCTGGGCTAGGAACACAGGCTCCTGCTGACGTAGAAGCACTGCGAAGACAGTACGCAGGTTTAGCAGGACAAGCGGCAGGTGATGTACTAGCTCCTATGGCTGGACGAGAAGCTGACGTATACGAGCGTATAAGAGCTACACAGCGTCCTGAAGAAGAACGTCAGCGATTAGCTTTAGAAGAGCGTTTGGCTCAACAGGGACGTTTAGGTGTACGCACAGCTATGTACGGAGGTACACCAGAGCAAGCTGCGTTGGCTCAGGCACAAGAAGAGGCACAGAACAGAGCATCGCTAGCGGCTATTCAACAGGCTCAAGCAGAACAACAACAGGCTTTAGGTACTGCACAGGCTCTAGGCGGTATGTTTGCAGGTCAGGCAGGTTTGTCTAGCCAACTTCAATCGGCGGCGCAACAGAGGGCTGCACAGTTGTCACAGCTTGGACTCAGCGCACAGCAGATTGAATCTCAGTTGCAGTCTGAGGGTCTAGGTAGGGCAGCAACATCAGCACAACAGGCGGCTCAGTTGGCTCAACTTGCAGGTGGTCTACAGGCACAACAGGCTGCGTTAGGCGCACAGTACACTGGCATGGGTGCAGACCTTGCATCACAGCGTCAAGCACTCGCACAGGCTGGACAGTCACAGGCGTTGCAAGCGATGCAAGCTGGACAGGGACTGTTGGGTGGCGGTCTTGGACTGCAGCAGGCACAGCAGCAGTTAGCACAGGGTGCGTTAGCGGGTTCTTACTTGCCACAGGCGCAGCTACTTAACGTACAACAAGCAGCGCAGTTGTACCCACAGCTACAGCAACGCGGTCAGCTTTACGGCGCAGGTCTATTTGGCGAAGCGGCTATGGGTGGGCTTGAGGCGTTGCTCGGCGCAGGACTCGGACAGGCTAACCTGATGGGACAACTCGGAACTGGATTGATTGGTGGCTTAGCTACACCAACAGACAGCTACGGTGGCTTAGGCGATGTAATAGGAACCGGCGTTGAAGCGTTGTTTGGTGAAGGCGGGTTGTTTAGCGGTTTAGGAATTGGAGGTTAACATGGCACGTTTTGGACAATCATTTTTAGCCTCGCTGACACAGCCTAGTTACGGTCAGGGTTTGTTTGAGCTGGGTGCTGCACTTGGTCAGGCTCCTGCGTTGGCTGCTGAACGTAAAGCTGAAAAGGATCGTTTGGCTCGTTTAGATGAATCTTTTGCAAAAACAATGCAAGGAACGGCGGCGGCACAACAAGGAGACGTATCTGCTGTTACACAACGCATGCGAGAACTACAACAAGCTATGACTGTTGCGCCAACGGCAGAAGAAAAAAGAGTATACATGCAGGAAATACAAGCACTTCAACGTCTTCTTCCGGGTGCGCGTCAAACGCAACTAAGCAATAAAGCTAAAGCTATTTATACGGCTGAAAAAGCTTTGGAGGCTGAAGGGCTTGATCCTGCTGTTCGAACAGCGTTGACTGAGCGTATTACGGAGATGAAGAAAGATCCTGATGCTGTTGAGCAGTATAACCAATATAAAATAAACGAATGGCGCACACAAAAAGCGCAAGAGCAGATGGAGAATGAAGCGTGGTTAAAGTCTAATGGGCCTTCTATAGCGGCTGCTATTAAAGATTCTGATTTAGATAAGTTAGATTCTTTAGGTGAGCAAGCAGCGCAGCAAGGTGTTTACGAAGCGTTTCAAGGATACGTGACAACAGCAACGCAAAATGTAAAGACTCGTGATTACCTTGATGAAAGAAGCACCGCAAAAACAAGCAAGCCAAATTTAAACTATCAAGATGCTATTGACGCTTTGCCAGAAGAACTTAGATCTTCTGTTCAGGCTCGCTACGATCAGTACAAGACAGTTGCTGAAGAAGGTTGGAATAAAGAAACAGGGACATGGAAAACGGGAGCGTTGTCACGTTCAAAAGAATTAGAAAAAAGTCTCACAGACAGTCTTTATAGAGCGCAAGATGAAGTAGCTTTTGGGGATTATAGGCGTAGTCAAGCAACACAAGCAGCAACGGAAGAGCTTATACAAAAATTAGAACTTAGCTTAGAGCTTCCTACGGACTCAGTGGAAGTGAATAGAGAGGCTAAACAAACTGCTAAAGATCCTAAAAACATAACAACTGAAGAATACGAAACAGCAAGACGAACTGTTGCACGTAGGGATCGAGCATCTGTAATTAAACAAATAAGAATTTTAGATCCGGAATA